TTATTTTGAGTGGAGCGTTTCATCTATACGTTTTAAGTCTAGTTTAAGTTGAGATTCAATCGTATTAATTAGGTCCGTATTTTGATCAAGCGTTTTTGATAAATAGAGTCTGCTTGCTAGTTTTGTTTGTTTGCGATAACGAATTTTTGGAATAGTATTATTAAAGTTGAGTTGTTCATTCAATTTAGTTAATTTATCTGAAAATTTTTTTATATCTTTTTTTTTCATAATCAATCAGTCCTTATAGTTGTGAGTTCGAATTATAAGTAAAAAATAAAACCCCTCGGTTAAACCAAGGGGTTTGTCCAGTACTTCCATATTGTTCAATATGGAGGCGGCGGGAGTTGGTTCGATGGCTTATATCGTTGATATGTCAATGTTTTAATATTTTTGACTACGGTTTTGACTACGACGTTTAAAGTTGCATATATTTTGCAAATTTATCAGCGGTTTCTTCTTTGGCATTTTCTGTAACGTGAGCATAGATATTCATAGTTGTTTTTATATCAGAATGTCCTAGTCTATCTTGGACTTCTTTAATAGTTGCTCCTGCTTCAAATAATAATGAGCAGTGAGTGTGCCTTAACCCATGCGTCGTTATTTCATTAAGATTATATTTCTGTTGGACCTGTAATATCCATTTTCTTGTTTTACCTGGTTGAAGCAACGTATTCTTATTACTGTGAAAAATAAGTTGTTCAGAATTCATACTATTATAACCTAGAATTAGCAATTCTTCACGTTGTATTTTTTTCCACTGTTTTAACACCTTAATGGTAGAGGGGTCTATTGCTATCTCTCGTATGCCGTTGATAGTTTTAGGGGTATTTATCGTAAGTTTGTTTTGTTTGTCCCTAGACATCGTTTTATTGATGGTTATGGTTCCTTTAGTCATATTTACGTCTTTCCAAGTTAGAGCAAAGGCTTCACCTTTACGCATGCCAGTATAGGCTAATAAATAGAAGAACGTATAAGCTTTCGTATTATTTTCTTTTGCAAGACAGTCCAAAAATTCTTTTAGTTCATCTTTAGTATAAAAATTAACTTCTTTTTTATCTGTTATTTTAATTTGTCTACGTGGTCTGATTATATATTTTGTTGGGTTGATTGTTATTAAACCTAGTCTGATAGCAAAATCGAATATCATTCCTGCGTAATTCATAACAGTTTTATCACGTTTAAGTTTAGCATGCCATACATTCATAACTTCCTGACATTTCATGACGTCTATTTCAGTTATAAAGGTATCTCCAAATGCTGGTAAAATATGATTTCTGAATAAACGTTCAGTCTTCACGTATGTACTTTCCTTTACTGTTTTTTCGTATTCTGGAAGCCACATATCATATAAATCTTGATAAGTTTTCTTTTCATTTTTTTGAAATCCGTTCTCTGCAATTTCAGTTTCTAATCGAGATAGCGCAATTTTTGCTTCGCGTTTTGTTTTGAAACCTCTTCGTGTAGTTCTTTTTTCTTTACCCGTCTTAGGGTCAATCCCTAGATAGGCACTAAACATATAAAATTCTAAACCATTTGCTTTTTTATATTTTTTTATATCTGCCAATTTGTAATCCTCCTATTTTTCCTGTAAAATAGGGTACAATAAAGACGCCTATTTAATAGGTTATTTTTTATGTTTAACAGCACTTTCTCTTAGTGGGGATGGGTGCTGTTATTTTTTATTAATGACTGACTTTTAAATTGAATGTAGCTATTTTATTTCCAGAGTTAGAATAATCAACTTCTATTTCGTTCACTTCACTACCTTCAGTAGGTAATTCAAAGAATATTTTTGTTTTATTAGTTCTTCCTTCAGCTGCTTTATCTTGCCCGTCTTGTAAACCTAATCTATTTAACACAGTTCCTTTTGTATCGTAAGCTTGAAAATCATGTGTGCTTGGCAAGAAACCTTCTTTAATAGCGGTATTACTATATTCTATATGTAGTGACACCATTTTATTTAAGTTAAAGTCGTTTGATCTTTGCATAAAGTCAGGGAAATCTACTGGATTTGTGCTTACTTTTGTTATTTTAAAGTTGGCCATTTCTTTTTCTTGATTACCTAGCTTAAGTATTTCGTTATTTTTTATTATTTTAGTTTCACTAGATTCTTGCTCTGGTTCATTTTGCGTAGGGCTTGTTTCTCTTTCATTTGAAAAAGAACCCGAATTTGCCAACTTTTCTTTTAATTCACTATTTTCTTTTTTTAGACTTTCTATTTCTTCGTTACTCGAAGAACAACCAACTAATAACACTGCGGATAGAAGAACTACAGGTAAAATTTTTTTCATAATAACATCCTCCAAATATGATATAATTTAATTGTTATGTCTATCATATTGGTAGGATACACCCACGAGATATCACAGTATCTTGTGGGTGTTTTTTGATTTAAACAGCTTTTTTAATTTCTGACAAACGATCATTGAATATAGATTCGACACAATCATTTAGATTGTTTGGTATTCCGAAATATTTCATAAATACTAGATAATTAACATCCTCTAAATCAATATAGTTATCTTTCATATAAACATCAATAAGCATCATAATCGCCCCGTAGTTAGCTTCATATTCCATTTTAGAACGCTGTACTGAACTTCCTGTATAAAGAGCTGAAAGTTCCTCATGTTCGCTCATAAGGTGGCACAATTCATGAGCCACTGCAAAGTTAACATCGTTTGAATTTAATAAATTTTCGTTAATAACGATTGCTTTCCAAGAAGGAACAAACATCCCGTTGCATTTTATATCACTAAAGAGCAACGTATAATCATTGCTCTCTAACATTTCAATAATACTGCTATTTAAGTTATTCATAATACAACACCTACTTGTTTTTCTTATCTAAATGAGCTTGTATAGCTTCTTCAGCTTTCTTTCTATCTTCTTCAGATACATCTTTACCATCTAACGCATATAAAACTTCGTTTGTTAAATCTACAATAGGGCGTTCAAGCTTAATAACTTTACTGTTTTGTTCTTCAAGTTGTTCTTTAGCGAAGTTGTAGACATCAAGTTTTCGTTCAGTACTTAATTCTCTCATTATATCAATAGTATTATCGAAGTATGTGCTATCTTCATCAACTAACATTTCTCCATTTTTACCACTCCAACCCATTAAATAACCAGGGGTTGTTTGGAGAATATCGGCTAAATCAACAATAACTTCTGTCGGAACTTTTCCGATATCTCCTTTTTCATATCTAAAAATAGTTGATCTAGAAACATTTAATTTTTCAGCTATTTTATCAGCACTTATATTTAATTCTTTTCTTCTATCTTTTATACGTTGTCCAATTGACATGTGAACACCTCCTAAAAATATTATAAAACACGTGTTGCAATAATGCAACAAAATAAATAGCATTAATGCTACTTTTTTATTGACTAATAAATTACAGTGTTGTATAGTTTGTTTATTAAGTCGCGTAAATGCGATTATCTAAAAGGAGGTATATCGATGGTTAACGTTCAAAAGTTAAAAGGCATAATTGTAGAAAGAGGAACTACCCAAGAATCTGTTGCTAATTCAATTGGCATTGATAGAAGTACGTTTTATAGGAAAATGAAACAAGGCGGTAATTTTACAGTTCTTGAAGCTCAAAAGTTAGCTAAAGAAATTCCGTTAACAGCAGATGAAGCAATCAATATTTTTTTTGCAGGAACAGTCGCGTAAATGCGATTAAGAAAGAGAGGGGATTTTAGTATGAAGACAACGCAAATTTTTAATTTTGAACAGAATGAAGTGAGAACAGTTTTAGTAAATGCTGAACCGCATTTTATCGGAAAAGATGTTGCAAGCATATTAGGGTATTCAAATACTGCTAAAGCGATTAGAGATCATGTAGATATTGAAGATAAAACGCAGAACGATTCGTTCACCGTTAACGGAACAAGTTTGATTCTTATCAACGAATCAGGTCTATATAGTTTGATTCTAAAATCAAAGTTACCTACCGCTAAAAAATTTAAACGTTGGGTAACAAGTGAAGTATTGCCAACTATCCGAAAACATGGAATGTACGCAACCGATGAATTGCTAGACAATCCAGATCTAATGATTGAAGCGATGAATCGTTTGAAAGAAGAACGAACACTTAGATTAGTTGCTGAACAGAGGGTTAATGAGTTACAACCTAAAGCAGATTATTATGACAACATTTTAAACAACAATAGTTTAACCACAATCAGTGTTATCGCTAAAAACTATGGCATGTCCGCTAATAAAATGAATAAGTTGCTTCACGATTTAGGTATTCAGTATAAGCAAGGTGAGACATGGCTAAATTATAGTAAATATCAAGATAAAGGCTATACGCATACTGAAATGAAATTATGGCCGGGCAGCACAGTTATGAAACCTCAAATCAAATGGACTCAAAAGGGTCATATCTTTATCTATGAACTTTTAAAAGATAATGGAATTTTGCCTTTGGTTGAATCAGAACAAGCTAGTTAAGGGGGATACAAATGGAATTATTTAGTAGCGATTTTATGGATAACTTCAAAAGTGAAATTATGAATGTTTGCGAAAAGACATTTGAAAGCATGATGAAGCAAAAAGAAACACAAAGTAGATACTTATCAAGAAAAGAAGCTTGTGAGTATGTTGGAGGTTTGAGTGTAGATACTCTAACTAGTTGGGTTAAAGATGGATTGAGAGAGATAACTGTTGGCGGAACATACAGATATGACAAGAAAGACATCGATAATTTTTTAGAAAAGAGAAAGAGCAAATGACAAGAGAAAAAATGTTAATCGAAATTGCTAACGAAACAGGGCGTGATGTAGATCATATTGTTGAAATGTATTCCCAACACGATTTAGTGAGAGTTGAAAAAATGTACAACATGATTTGTGGAGGTAAGAAAGATGTATAAGTACAGAAGATTAGCAGCACTATTAGTGGTCCTATTAATTGGTATGGCTTTATATAAGCTAAGCCCAACATTTTCAAAAGTTTTATATGGTTTCTTATCAGTATTGTGGTTAGGTGGTTGGATTGAAAATTGTTGGGAAAGGACAGAAGTTAAGGAGGCCCAAAATTGCGAAGAAGTGAGATATTACGAATAAGCAAGCAGTATGCTGATTTGATGTATGAAAAAGAAAAGTCTGCTTTGTTAGCGCAACAGTATATCAAGATACAAAAAAAGACCAACAAGGATGGCAGTCCTGGTTAGTCGGTTGATATAAATTAATTTTATTAAACGATAAATCAAAAAGGAGAATGACAATGATTTTTATTTATATTGCTAGTTTTATTCTAAACATACTTACATGCTTATCTCTTTATAAACAAACAAAATTGCGAAGAAGTGAGATATTACGAATAAGCAAGCAGTACGCTGACTTGATGTATGAAAAAGAAAAGTCTGCTTTGTTAGCGCAACAGTGTATCAAGATACAAAAAAAGACCAACAAGGATTGCAGTCCTGGTTAGTCGGTTAAATGATGAATTGATAATTGAATTATATCACAAAACTATTTAAATATAAAACACCTTGTAAACAGCGTTGTTATCGGGCTATTAAGTATTTAATTAAGTTTCGATTATGTGATGTATTCGCAACTAATAATAGGGGGCGTAAATTTGATTATTAAATTAGATGAGTACCGATTATATTGTTTGGAAAATGAACTAGCAAAGAATACTTTGAACAATTATATAAATACATTAAAACAACTTGATAAATTTTTAACACGTAATAAAGCTGAATGTATTAACAAGGAGCTGTTAATTGAATTTAAGCAGCATATCAAAACTGATGAATATGCACCTGGTAAAACATACAAGACAAGTACGTGTAATCAAAAAATTACTGCGATTAACATTTATTTGAATTGGGACGGCGAGAAAGAGTTAACTCTCAAATTGTTTAAAGAGCAAACTAAAAGTCACAGAGAGAGTATTACTAAAGAAGATTTTGAAAGATTACTTAGGCACGCAGATGAAGAAATGAAGTTATTTATTTTAACTATAGCAAATACAGGTTTAAGGATTTCAGAGGTAAAATCGTTAACTAAGCAAAATCTAAGTGAAGCGATCATAACAATTGAAAACAAGGGTAAACAGAGAATTATAGATATACCTTTGTTTTTAAAGAAAGAGCTTCGAACATACTATAAAAACTTGGATGAAGAAAAAGTTCTTTTTTATAAAACAGAACAATATTATCGAAATAAATTAAAAGAGATAGCTGGTAAAGCAAGAGTAAAAAAATCAAGAGTTTATCCTCACAGCATCCGCCACTATTTTGCTAAATCATTTATCGCTCAAGGTGGCGATTCAACTGCTCTACAACAGATGCTAGGTCATTCAGATATTAAGACCACAACAATATACACGAAGATGAGCAAAGAAGAATTAGCTAAAACATTTAGGAAGATAAAAAATAATTAAAAAGGATGATCAATATGCCTAATCACATAACTAATAAATTAACTATAAACGGAACAAAAGAACAAGTAAAAAGAGTACTCAATTATATAAAAGGTCCTGAAGATGGTCAGTATATCGATTTTAGAAAAATAGCTACTCCCCCTAATTACATTTATATGGGTTCAATTGATAACACAATAAGAAAAATTTTTAGGAAAGAAAGCTCCGAAGCGTTTCTTATGCAAACACAAGATACATGGAGTGAATGGTGTGTACGTCACTGGGGAACTAAATGGAACGCTTATAGTCTTAACGATCTAATTGAAAGAAATACGGAAAATATAATTTATTTCCAAACAGCTTGGAGCGGAGTCCCTAAAATAATCTTGTTATTAGCACAGGCATTCCCAGAAGTTAGTTTCAAATATGAATATGCTGATGAAGATTTTGGATATAACACAGGTGTTTTAGAAATAAAATCAATCACAGCACCTTTTGGTCAACATGTAGAACTATCATTTTTAGAACATAATAATTCTAAAAAGTCATTTTTGATAGCTTCCGAATTGATAGGGGCAAAACAAGGGGACTTTGAATATAAATGGGATGAAGCACAAGGAGAAATCGTGTGCATTGAACTTGAATAAAATAATTAGAAGGAGTGTTGTTTTTTGAAATTAATAATAAGAGGAAGAGCGTCAGGGAAAACAACAGAGTTGATAAAAATATCATCAGATACAGGGCGATATATATTAGCACGTTCCAATTCTCATGCAAGAAGTATTTATGAAATAGCTAAAAGAAATAATATAAATATACCGTATCCAGTAACAGCAGAAGAAGTTGTTAACCATCATTTAGATGGATCAAGTATAAAACGAGATGGATTGATAGTTGATGAAGCCCTGAGTGTGTTAGAAGGTATTTTAGGCATTCAAATTAATGCAGCAACAATATCAATAACAGATTAAAGGAGAGTGAATATCATGGCAAATAAAAAAGGTATTTTAGTTAGTTTTGTATATGGAGAAGGTTGTGATACTTGTAGGGGATATCATTTTGAAGAAAATCCTAACTCTTCGTTTGATGAATATACGATGGATATTCATAGAGTGGTTAATGATAAAAATATTAAGTTCATAAGATTTGGAAATAAACTAGTAAATACAGATAAAGTTAGTTCGATAAATATAGAACAAGTGGATTTAAATAAACTAAGAATATCTGATTTACTGAGAAATACCGATAAGTAAACAGTATTATTCAATAAAAAATAGTCAAAACTATTTTATTTAAAAAAACAGCTCTATTACTTGGTATTAAAGGAACTAAAGCTCTATATAGGTAGTTGTGATTATAAGGAGTATTAACAATAAGAATTTTATAAATAAAGGGAGTGCTGTATGACATTATTAGATGCGATAAAAAATGTTAATCCAACTAAAAATATAAAAGTTTTAGTTATGGAGAATGGAGTACTTAGTTATGCACTGGGTACTGATTTATTCGGCTTAAAAGTATATGACATTATTCAACAATATAAGTTTTATCACGATTGGATCGTGTCAAAAAACAAAGAAAATAAATACGGATTAACAATAACGATAAAACCAGGAGGAAGATAGATGATTAATAACGCAGTTCTTGTCGGAAGATTAACAAAAGACCCGGATTTAAGATATACAGCTAATGGATCTGCAGTAGCAAGTTTTACACTAGCAGTTAATAGAAATTTTACTAATCAAAGCGGGAATAGAGAAGCTGATTTTATCAACTGTGTAATTTGGAGAAAGCCTGCTGAAACATTAGCAAATTATACACGAAAAGGTTCTTTAATCGGTGTAACTGGACGCATCCAAACAAGTAGTTATGACAATCAACAAGGTCGAAAAGTCTATAGAACAGAAGTGATTTGTGAAAATTTCCAAATGTTAGAAAGTAAAAAAGACGCTATACAAAATAACCAAGGTAATCAGCAGAACTATCAACAACAGAATAATGTACCTGATTTTAGCAGAAATCCTGATCCATTAGCAGGTAGCCCAAAAATTGATATTTCTGATGATGATTTACCGTTTTAGGAGGGATTAGAATGTCTGAAGTTAAATGGATAAAAATGAGTACAGATATACCTGATAATAAAAAAATAAAGCGTATCAGACGTTTGCCTGATGGTAATAACGTAGCATTATTTTGGTTATTTCTTTTAGCTAGAGCAGGAGAAGCAAATTCTAAAGGCGGTTTATTTATATCGGATACAATCCCTTACACTGTAGAAGATTTTGCTGATGATTTTGATTTTTCTATTGAGTTTGTAAACTTCGCGCTAATAACACTTGAAAAGTATAAAATGATCGAGCGTTATGATGGTATTTTATTCATTAGGAATTGGGAAGAGTATCAACAATTAGATAAATTAGAGCAAGCGAAAGAAAAAACTAGATTGCGTGTTGCTAAGTTTAGAGAAAAGCAAAAGCAATTAGCTACTGAAAAGACAGTAAATGAAGATTGTAACGTTACATGTAACGTTACAGTAACAGGATGTAACGCGACAGAGATAGATATAGAGTTAGATAAAGATATAGATAAAGAATTAACTAATACTAATACTACTAATATAAATAATAAGCAAACGACATTCAGTAAAGTTGAGCAAGAGTTTGGCAGACCGTTATCTCCAATCGAAATGGAAACTATAAATTATTGGGAAGAGGATTACACAGAAGACATGATCGATTGTGCAATAAGAGAAGCTGTAATGAATGGTAAATATAATTTCAAATACATTGAAGCTATATTAAGAAATTGGGAGAAAAATAACCTGAAAACTAAGCAGGCCATAGAAGAAAGCGTAGCTAGTTTTAGAAGTAACAAGAAATCTAATTCTGTAGTAACAAGTAATGAGGAATTGCCAGAAGTACCAATGGTTAATTGGGTTGAAAGCAGTGAATAAAAATAAATATTTTATAGTCGAATCCGATGGCGGTATAACGTATTTTCAAAAACTAACAGATATTGCTAGATTCCTTGGAGAAAGCTTCTGTGATGTTTTTGGCGCATTAGAAACAGGAACTGTCATCGGTGAAGTGACTATAGACGAAACAATCGATTAGAGGTGGCTGATGTGGAGTATCAAGGTTTTAAACGTGGAGACTACGTAAGCGTTATGAGAGAAAGCGAAGTGCTATGTGAGGGTGAAATAGTGGCTGTATTTAAAGATGGTGTATCTATACAGTCTGATGATGGATTAAGACCTCATACATTCAGAAGTACAAGCATTAGACTTTTGTATGCAGGTAGTCAGATGGAATTATTTTAAAAAGGAGAATTACGATGATTTCAGAAAAAATAACGAAAGTAGAGCTTATCGAAAATTTAGAAGAAGTTTTAGAAGAACATGAAGAAAAAGTGAATAGTTCAGATTGTTTAGAACTTGGAGAGTTTAGAGAGTTGTACCTAGAGCTTTATAGAGATTTAAAAAGAGCATGCAAGGTATTGCGTTAAAGAAACTGGAGGGGAGTCAAATTGAGTAGTAAAGAAAAATTAGAAATGAGATTAAAACTATGCGCATTAATTGATAGTCATGAAGAAACAGCTTGCGAAATAGAGGACTGTAAAACATGTCATGAAATCAACAAGTATAGAGAGTTATTGAAAATAAAAAGATCATATAACACGTCTGATGAAAGTCATAATACAGTTTAGTTTCTGATAACGAAAAAAAGTATTTTACAAATAAAGGAAGTATTTTGAGATTTCTAAAAGTTGGAGCCGTTACCCTTAAAGAGTGTGCAGCCGTAAATAAAGATATTAAGGGTTGGATGTTCAGAGAGCTAGATGAGTGCGAACAGTTTAAGACTAAAGGTGCTGGGCTAGTTAAAACAGAGGTGTTATATGCGTAAGGTTCATAAGGTAGTCCTAGCAATCGCAATCATATGCTACTTAATAATTATATCGTGGCGAGCGTGTGAAGTGATTGATATGCAAAGGGATCAGATAAGAGAGTTAACAGTCATGAATGAGAAGTTGATGAATAGCAATGAGGTTATAGCTGGTAAGTTGAATGAGTTTATACAGGAGAGTGAATGATGAAAAAAATATTAATGTTATCAGCAATGTTAGTTCTTGTATTAACTGGTTGTAAAAAAGAAGTCGGAGCAATAGAACCAGAAATTAATTCTAATAGATTTGAAATTAAAAAAATTTTAGATACTAAAGATGGCATATATAGCACGCAGGGATATGTCTACAAAGATTTAAAAACAGATATTGAATATTTAGTTTTGAGCCAATATGGAGAAGCAATAACAGTAACTAAGTTAGATAAACAATGAGTTTATACAGGAGAGTGAATAACGATGGATATTAAAAAATTAGAAGATGCACTAGATAAAAACGGAATTAAATTACCATGTAGGATTAAATTTTATCTTAGCAGAAAAGATGGGAAGCAAAGCGTTGGTTTTGCTGAACACAAAAGAAGTAAGTGCAAAATAGAAAATGTTAAATTTAGCGATTTAAAAATTATGTTTTGGGATTGTACAGAAGGTGCTGTTCTTGATGTTGAGGATATTGAAACGTCAGAAGAATTGGCTGAAAAGTTGGATTACTTAGATGAAAAATGGAGAATAAGTAATGAATAAAGAAAAACAAGCTAAAATTAACATCGATTTAAAACGTGGTTGGTATAAAAAAGGCAATACACATAGGTTTCTATACGGTATAGATACGAATTTTTTCTATCTATATCAAACGAAAACAAAATTCGGAAGCAAAGAAGTAACAGGTGTGAACGCTATGTTTGATGAATGGTTTAAAAATGCCGAATATATCGGATTAGAATTGGAGTTAAAAAATGAATAAAGGATGCAAAGTAAGATTAAAAAGTGTCATGAAAAGTAACGCTCATTATGACTATGCTAAGTCTGTTTTAGATAATTTAGAAGAATATGAGGTTAATAGTTCATATGAAATGAAAGGCGTTAAATTTATTAGTTTAAAAGGGTTTAAAAATAAGATGTTTAATGGTGATGTGTTTAACGTTGTTCCAGTCAAAACGAATACTAAAATAGAGGACAATGTTTATAATTTACGAACGCAAGAAGATTACGATTACTTTATGAATAAAGTTAAGGATAGGTTCATAGAAGTCGAACAGACGTTAAAGGCTAATAAAAACTTATGGTTAGAGCATAAACAAAAGACTTGTATTAGGGTTAAAGATGATTTCATAGGTTATGACTGTTTTATGTATTATTTGGAAAGAGGTCATAAGATAAAAGTTTATGAGAATGGGATGTGGTAGGTAATGAGAGATATTAAGTTTAGAGCGTGGGATAAGCTAGATAAAGTAATGCTTACCTGGGAACGAATTAAAAGAGAATTTACATTTGAGTATTTTGAAGATGAAGGTTTAGAGTTTATGCAGTACACAGGACTTGAAGATGTTCACGGTGTGGAGATTTATGAAGAAGATTTATTAAATTGCTGGTATAAAGCAGGTGAAAAAATAATAGTAAAAGTTATTTATAACAAAGAATATGCTAGTTTTGAATACAAACTGATAGATTGCGATTTGATAGGTTTCAATCCTGGGAAAATTCATAAAATTGAAGTCATCGGCAACATCCACGAAAATCCAGAATTGTTGGAGGGGTAATTATGAAAAAATATAAAATGAGAATTAAAGATGATGAAGCAGAATATAATTGGTATGGTTTTGATGGAAGACATACAACTAACGTTGGGTTCATATGGTTGTGCGACAGTACAGACTACGATTATGATCACGGCCTTTCAAAAAGTTGCGCTAAGAACTTTACAATGGAAGAAATCGAAAAAATGCCATATGGATTTGTCAATCAATATGACATTATAGAAGTTAAAGAACAGCTTTACACGGTTGATTTAGGCGGTAATTCAGGTCTAGTGAAATCGATTGATGGAAGTCTTTGCTTATGTATTTCTTATAATTGTTTTGATATGAAAGATAAAGCATTAACGCAATCAGAAATAGAAAAATCGAAGCATAGCGTGTTAATGGCGATTGCTGAGAAGGTGGATGAGGGTGAGTAAATGGACTTGTTAACAAATACAATAATACCGATAATGATAGGCATTTTACCCATAAACATCTTAAATTCTGTAGGGGAATTATATTGTGAAGAACGAGATATTAAAGGATTAAAATTCTTTATGGTTCAAATTGCTTTTTTATCTATTGGCTTTTGTATAACTGTTTTATTAGCTTTTGTAATATTTTTATAAAAAAGGAGATAATCAATGAACTTCAATAAACTACAACCAATGCAAAGAGATTTAGATCAAAGGATTTTAGATAGCAAGCCAGAAATGACTAAAGAAGAACGCTTCACGAAAATGCTAGTCGCTTTATCAGTTGAATTGGCTGAGGTTGCTAATTGTGCGGAACACTTTAAGTTTTGGAAAGAGAATAAAGGTAAGGTTGATAAAAATAGGTTTAAGTTTTACGGATTAAAACGAATTAATGAAGTTAATCCAGAACCTCGTAAAATGATTGATAATAATAGTGATGTTATTACTGTAGAACAAGCCCACAAACTAACGCTAGTCGAAGAATGTGCAGACGCTTTACATTTCGTTTTAAGTTTGGCTAATCAGTTAGATATGAATGTGGAAGAATATGCTTATTCAAATAGAGATTTTGATTCATCTGAAAATTATTTTTATATGAAACTACAGTATTACATAACTGAACTATACAGTGATTTTTCTATTGTTGGAGCAACCAGCGTAAATGCAAAACATAATTTAAAGTTTATCATCACAAACTACCTCAACTACATCTACGCATTAGGTATATCACACGAAGAATTAGAACAAGCGTACTACGATAAGCATAAAGTTAATTACAAGCGACAAGAGGATGGTTATTAATGACTGACATCAACAAACCAGATTATTACGCAAGTGGTGAGATTGAAACGAAAGATTTTATACGTGATAAAGAGTTAAACTTCTTTTTAGGTAATGTTGTGAAGTATGTAGTGCGCGCAGGTAAGAAAGATAAGGATAAGCTAGTTGAGGATTTAAAGATAGCTCGTAACTATTTAGATTTTGAGATTGAGCATGTTGAGAAGCAAGAGGAGGTTAATGACATAGATAGTGATTTCAAGATTTTTAGTAGCGGTAAACAACTAGACTTGAGAACAACACTTGATAAATTAGGTTACAAAAAGATAGATGATTTAACAGAGTTTGCAAAGAATGACATCATACTGTGTAGCCCTCTATTATGTAATGATGGTGAGATAGCTAGTAATTATATGTATAGAGTTAGTTCTGTTTTTTTCGGAGGCTCTAGTGGTCTTATAGTTGATGTTTTTGATAGTGATCGCGGGCGTTATCACTTTAATTTTGAACACTTAAAAAAACAAGACTATTACATCAAGAAAAAGGAGAGTGATTAAATATTGAGAAATGAAACAATAGCATATCTAAGAGCTGACTTGTGGGATTACAATAAATTCAAAAAAGAGATATTAGCGTTTCAAGAAGCTATTTTAAATTCAGGTAGCAAAGTTGATGAAAATATTGGTGGCGGTCGCTCTAGTTTTATCAGTGACCCAACAGCAGTTGCAGCAATCAAATTAGCTAGCCCTGACGATTTAAGCGTATCGGTATTTACAGTTAACACGATTGATGATTTGTTATCGTCTTGCAGTAAAGAACACTACGATGTGATTATGTCGAAGTACATCAACGGCTATCGTGGTAAAAAGAATGCGATAGTATCAAGCGAATGTAAAATGTCAGAGTCTACAGTGAAGCGCAAGGACTTAGAGTTTTTAGAATTACTACGCATAAGATTACGCCGACGTTAATTAGACCATCAAAAACAGCCAAAAAGATTGGTCTCATTTCGGTCGATAAATCAGATAAAATGGTATTGTAAGTAATTTAGCTTACGAGGTTGATATCGAACCTGAATCCGATAAAACACCAAGTAACTATTGCGGAAACAGTGGTGAAAGGGCGACTTACCATCGTGTAAATAAATCGTGCTAGGGTAAGCTAGTATGAGTGGTTGCAGTGCGACCGACCGACCAACCAATTCAATCAGCATGACGAACGTATTAAATTAATAGTTCCGAATTGATTATTATATCGTGCTGTTTGTATTGTGAGCATAAGAAAGACTGACTTTAACTGGTTGGTCTTTTTATTTAAAAAAATAGTCAAATTAGCGAGGTTTTCCTTTCAAAAAAATAACTTGTGGTGTACTATAAACAACACTACTAAATTATACGAAAGGAAGAGTGTTATGTTTAAGAAATTTATTTTTGTAATCATGACTATCTGCATGATCACTATTTTATTAATTATATTCATATTATCAAAATTAGAAGTTACAGACGCATGTATGTACAATCAAATAATTAGTATGTTTCTTCTAAATAAGGATAATAAGTTCAGATGGGAAATTATAGGTGGGATAGGTTTTTTGGTGACCTTAATTTTTAATTTATATGAATACAAATCAAAACAATATATTGAAGTAGTAATATCAAAACAATATGATTTTTACAAAGAATATAAAGAAGATGTCCAAGATGTAAAAATAGCTATACGACGATTTAATAATAGTTTGGAAAAGTATGAGGAAAAGCTTTTTCTTTGTATAGCAGAAGAAAACCCAACTAAGATTAAAATGAGTTGTGAATATGCAGATGTCCAAAGATTGAATAGAGATCTCGTATCGTGTTTATATAAATTGCTAGATAGAAATTCTATATCAAATGAAGAAGAGGACCTAAAATTAAATATCGAATTAAAAGATTATTTAAAAAAATTGAAATCATTGGAAGATATAGTTCGTAAGTATATCCCAAGTTATCATCTAAAAGAGAGTGAATATTACGATTTAGAAAAGAGCGAATATTATAATGAATTAGAACTTGTTCGTAATTCAGAAAGAGTTTTTTACTATGAACTAAATAACAATTTAAAAGAAAAGTGGAAAGCGGTATTAAAAGTTAAATAAAAAAGATTAGCCTTAAATCGGCTGGTCTTTTTTTATGCAATAAATTAGGACCTTTAGCTCAGTTGGTCAGAGCAAACGGCTCATAACCGTTCGGTCGCAGGTTCGAGTCCTGCAAGGTCCATAGTAGATAAAGGAGAGTGAGTAAATATGTTAACAACATTATTAACAATTATAGTGTGGTTTGTGGTTATAGGTATTGGGGTATATGTTTCAGTATTACTTTTTTGGGTCATTAGAATTATCATAGCTGCCATTACATTCAGAAATAAAAAGAAAGCTCTATTAAAACGGAGAGCAGAGAATGACTAACCACCATAAGCATACTGTGTTAGAAATGACAGAAGAAGCTAGTGAGCGAGATATAGACAGTTGCAAGCTTATTTATTTAGGGCATGGCTTATGGGATGACGAGCATATACAGATTAATTATCAGAGCCAGTTGAATTTACTTAAACTTTAAAGGAGGGCTAATAAATGGAACAGCATGAGTATACCGAGCTATTAGAAACGCTCGATAAAGTAAGGCAGTCAAAAGATTTGGATGAGATACACCAAACAGTATTAAGTATTTTTTCTATTTGCGGATTAACAGTATCTGAAGTTGCGAGTCTTTTAACCTCATTAATGAGAAATGTTTTAAATCAGGAACATAATGCTAAGTATTTAAAAGATGTTAATGGTATTAACGCAGAAGATTTAACAGCGGAACAAGTTCTTGCTATACAGAATTTATTAGTGAGCTTGTCTTATAATGGCCAAGCCTAAGAAAATGTGCGGCAGAGCGGGATGCAGAATGTTTGTTGATTTCGATATCACGTATTGCGATAAACATAAAGATGATTATTCAAAGCAATATAACAAATCAAGATGGAAGAATAAGAATGATTATATGAAGTTCTATAACTCTAAGCAGTGGAAGATGTTAAGAGAAGATGTGTTGATTGAAAACTTCTATACATGTAGTCAATGCGGAAGAGAAGGGAACATTGGAGATCATATCATTCCTGTTGAAGAAGATTGGAACAAAAGATTAGATAAGAACAACATTCAAGTCATGTGTCAGTCATGCCATAACATCAAAACAAGAAATGATGAAAGAAAATACAAAAAATAATTTAAAACTGTTGATACATAAGGGATACGAGGGTGCGGTAAGTCCCCGATTAATTTATAACGGGGCTATGAATGGCTATGTGCCACAACGGTATGCTATCTTTCGTGACCAAAATTCCCTTTTCGAAACTTTTGGAAGGAGGTAAATTTAGAAAATGGCTAAAAAATTAACAGTCTTAGCAACCAATAAAAAAAATTTAACTAAAGCTGAGCGAGAAGAGCGAGAAAATGCAGAACAACGTGCTTCAGACGGTTTTAAAGAAATTCAAAAAACTGCACCAAAACACCTAAGTCCACAAGCTAAAGCAGAATACAAACGAATTGTTGAAGATGTTCAAAAGCTACCACTTAGAAATCTTGATAGAGCACTTTTAGAAAATTATTGTACCTGGTATTCAATTTACAAAGATTGTAGCTTGCAACTGCGCAAAGGATCACTTGATGAAGATGGAAATCCATTACAAGCGACAGTACTTCTTGAAAAAGCGACTAAGAATTTAAAACAGTGTGCATCTGAATTAGGATTAACAGTTGATAGTCGAATGAAGATTTATCTTCCTCCTAAGGAAGAGAAAGAGAAGAGTATATTCGAGGTGTTTGGTTAATGAGAGAAGAGTATAAAGATGATGCTTATTTATATTGTCGGATGGTTATTGACGGGAAAATAAAATCATCGGTATCTGTTTTCAAAGCGTGCCAAAGACATTTAGATGATTTAGAAAAGAATGATTTTAGATATGTTTATGATCCAGAGCAAGCAGCTAAAGTGATTAATTTCATGGAGTTATTGCCTGATGTGAAAACTGGCCAAACGTTTCCTATGGCACTATTCCAAAAATTCCAGATTTCTATGCTGTATGGTTGGCGAAGAAAAGACGATAGGTCATTGAGAAGATTTAAAAAAGCTTTTATCAGCGTTGCTAGGAAAAATGGTAAATCAATACTTATAGCAGGTATCGCTTTATATGAATTTTTATTTGGTAAGAATCCTGCGATGAGTAGACAGATATTTTGTACTGCGAACGATAAGAAACAAGCGAGTATTGTTTTTGAGATGGTCCGTAAGCAATTGGAGTATTTGAGAGGTAAGTATTCTGAGATAAACAAAGCGACAAAACGCGTTCGTGAAGAGTTAAAAAACTTAAATGATGAGTCGTACGTTAGACCTTTATCAAGAGATACGGGTTCTGTAGATGGATTTGAGCCTTATATCGCAATATTAGATGAATATGCTGCGAGCAAGACTACTGAAATGATGGAATTATTAGAATCAGGTCAAGCGCAGTTAGAAAACTGTTTAACAATCATAATTTCAACTGCTGGATTCAATTTAAATGCACCTATGCACACGATTGAATACCCATATGCTAAGCGTGTACTTAATAAAGAGGTTGAAGACGAGGAGTATTTCGCATACATTGCAGAACAAGACAGCGTTGAAGAAATAGAAGATGAAGGCAGTTGGATAAAAAGTAATCCTATTTTAGAAGTAGAAGATATGCGTGAACAGATGATGACTTATCTAAGAAAAAGAAAGTCAGAATCAATTGAAAAAGGAACTTACAACTCTATTCTAGTAAAAAACTTCAATATGTGGCGACAAGCTTCAGAAGAAAGTTATATTGCTTCAGATCATTGGCTAGCTATTAAGAATGATGAGAAAGAAGATATAACAGGTAGAAGAGCTTGGATAGGTGTCGATGTAGGTAAATCATCAGATTTATTCTCTATAACGTGGATAACGAAAGCGGAAGAACATTGGCACATCGATAGTCATTCATTTGTAGCTACAAAATATGGTTTAGAAGTTAAAGAGAAACGAGATGGTCTTGACTATCGCTATTTGGAGAGTATTGGTGAGTGTGATATTACCAATCTTGAAAGTGGAGTTATCGACTATGATTTTGTTTTTAGGTGGTTAGAAGATTTTGTTATCTCAAATAGATTAGATGTTCAATTTATTTGTTATGACCCTTATCAATTCGGACATATTTTAACAATGATTGAAAAATATCATCCAGAATGGCAGATGTTTGAAGTCCGACAAGGCACAAGAACGTTATCTATGCCTACAAAGCAATTCAGAGACGATGTTATTAATAAAACGATTAGGCATGATGGTAATAATATACTTACATCATCCGTTAATAATGCAATCACTATGGAAGATAACAACGGATTGAGAATCAACAAGGCAAAAAATAGTAATAAGATTGACCCAATTGATGCTGGTTTGAATGCGTTCAGTGTTTGTTATACAGAAGGGTTCGACGATGCGTTAATAGATGATGATTACATACTAAGTGATGACTTTGGTTTTTAGGAGGTATACATGAAATTTATAATGAGAAACATCCATACAATATTATTTTTAGTCGGTATATCTTTTATTGATATATCGGCTTTTTTATATCATGAAATATTAGGCTATTTAGTTTTAGGTATCTCTCTTGTAGTTATAAGCAAGCTGATTGATAGCGATTAGAGAGGGGGTGAAAAAATGGCATATTTTAGAGGTTTAGGAACTCCAAGTGATGAAGATATATTAATCGAATCGATTATAGGTCGTTCGATGAGTAGTAGCTATACAGGTATCAACGCCTTAAAAAATAGTGATGTGTTAGCTGGTATTTCAATAATAGCTGGAGATGTAGCTAGTTTTCCTATTGTTCAAAAGAATAAAAAAGGGACTATTGAAGATATGGGAGATTTGAGTTATATCCTCAATACAAAAGCAACAACGAATGCAGGAGCAAGATCATGGCGCTTTTCTATGGTTGTTCAAAGCATACTTAATGGTAATAGCTATTCAAGGATTTTAAAAGATTCTAGAGGTAAAGTGTGGGGATTAGAATACTTTCCACCATCAGAAGTGCTAGTAGAACAAGATACAGAAACAAAAGAACTTAGATACACATTTGCTAGTGATGGTAAAAATATCATTTGTGAGCCAGAAGAAGTTTTCCATCTTAAAATGTTTACATCAGATACCGTATTTGGCCGCTCTCCTCTATTATCTTTAAAAGAAGATATCGAGCTACAAGAATCTGGACGGAATACGTTAAGTAAGTTCTTTAAAACGGGTACATCGAGCGGGATTCTCAAAATGGCACAAGCTAAGTTGAGTCCCGAAGCTAGAAAAAAAGTAAAAAAAGAATTTGAAGAAGTTCAAAATGGCGGCGGTCATTCTGCAATTGTTTTAGATAGTACGATGGATTATAAGCAGTTAGAAATTGATACAAACATATTGCAACTTATAAACTCAAATAATTATTCTACGTCACAGATTGCTAAATGCTTGCGTATACCGGCATATAAATTAGCTGTTAATAGTCCTAATCAATCAGTAGAACAATTGAATAGAGACTATGTTAATAATGATCTAACTTATTATATGGATGCTTTTATAGAAGAAGCTAACTTGAAGCTTATGAGTGATAAAGAGAGACGTCGAAGTGTATTTGATTTTGATACATCAAGATTAACAGATGTTGACCAAGAAACAAAAATAGCTAACATTACTAAAAAAGTAAAAGACGGATTAATCACTGTCAATGAAGGCAGACAAGAATTAGGTTATGAACGTTTAGATGGAGAGATTTACGATAAGCCTGTAATTAGTTTGAATTACACTTTCCAAGACGAGTTAATCAATAAGCAAGCTTTGAAGGGAGGTGATGATAATGACAGAGATAGAAGTGAGAGCATCGACACAGAACCTTCAAGCGATTGATGATGATAAGAAAGTTATCGAGGGTTACGCTGTTGTATTTGGTAGTGAAAGTCAATTGTTATTTGAAGATGATGGTACTCCATTTGTTGAAACGATTTCAAGAAATGCTTTTGAAAATGTAGATATGACTAAAGTATTCGCTCTATACAATCATGATTACTCAAAAATTTTAGCAAGAAGTGATGCAGGAAACCTTGAGTTAAAGGTTGATGATATCGGTTTGTGGTTTAGAGCTAATTTACCAGATACAACATTAGCTAAAGATGTATATGAAGATGTGAGAGTTGGAAATGTACCAGCTTGCTCTTTTGGATTTACGGTAGCAGATGACACTTGGGGAAATTCTAATGACGGAATATTAAAAAGAACGATTAAAAAAATTGCTAGTTTAAGAGAAATCACACTGACCCCTTATCCTGCATACGAGTCAACAACAGCTGTTGCTACACGTTCGTATCAAGATTTAGAAAATAAATCAAAAAGAGAAAAAGAGTTAGCTGAATTAGAAAAAGAACTTATGAATATGAAACTAGATTCTATGAGAACATAGGGTCTTTTTTTTATGCATAAAAATAGGAGGAAAAACATGTTAAACGAAAAAATTAAAGAATTACGCTCACTTTTAAATGAGCGTGCAGAAGAAACAAACGGAATGATTGATGATGCACAAAACAAAGCTTCAGATGGTGATTTAGAAGGTGCTAAAGAAGTTAAAACTCAAATTGAAGCTAAGAAAAAAGAAATTGCGGAATTAGAAGTTAAGTTAGCTGAGTTAGAAGATTTAGCAGGTATGAAGAAAACAGAATCACGTTCTGTTGAACGCAAAGGAGATAATAGAATGAAAGAATTAGCAAACGAAGAATTAAACGTTCGTTCACATGTAAATAAATTTTTACGCAGTAAAGGCGAAAAACGGGACGGATTAAAAACTGATGGTTTAGAAGTTATTATCCCAGAGGATATCGTCTATACACCTCAAAAAGAAGTTAAAACAATGGTAGATTTATCTACATTAGTTAATAAAATGAAAGTATCAACTGGATCAGGTAAATACCCAGTATTGAAAGGTGCTACAGCTTCATTAGTATCAGTAAAAGAATTAGAAAAGAATCCAGAACTAGCTAAACCTGAATTTGAAAATGTTAACTGGTCTGTGGAAACTTATCGTGGACAAATGCCGATTTCACAAGAAGCTATTGACGATTCAGCGGTTGATTTAACTGGATTGGTAGCTACACACATCCAAGAACAAAAAATTAACACAGTGAATACAGCTATCGCTAATGAGTTAAAAACATTTGAAGCTGTTTCAGCATCAGATACAGATGCAATTAAAGGAGTTTTAAACATTAAGTTAGATCCTGGTTATTCACGTGCGATTATTGCTTCTCAATCATTCTTGCAAACTGTAGACACATTGAAAGATAAAAACGGTCAATATATTTTACAACAAGCTATTACTGATAGCTCTCAAATGCGTTTATTCGGTGTTCCGATGACTGTAATTGCTGACGAAGTTTTAGGTAAATCAGGAGATTCAGTAGCATTTATTGGTGATACTAAAAAAGCTATTTTAATGGCTGATCGTGTAGATGTTACAGCAAAATGGATTGATAACGAAATCTATGGACAGTTATTGTCAGTTGCGACTCGTTTCGATGTTAAGGCAGCAGATAAAAAAGCAGGTTTCTTTGTTACATATAAAGCTACTACAACTCCCGAACCCGAAACTAAAGATAAGAAATAAAGGAGACATGGTCTATGACTAAATCAGATTTAACTTCTATCAAGAATTATCTAAAAGTAGACCATTCTTACGATGATGATTTGATAAAAGAAATGATATTGGTAGCCGAATTAGAGATAGCAGAAGCTATTTCTAGTTCGGTAACTGTAGAAGAGTTAAAACAAGATGCTAGATTTGAATTAGCAGTAAAAAAACAAATCAAAGAACATTATGAGTTTCGTGGAGATACAGCAGATAATCAGCGCTTTCCAATTGTTAATGGAGTTCTTCCGATTATTCAACAGCTAAGGTATAGGAGTGATACGAATGAGGACTAGACACCTTAATGATCGTATGACTTTTTTTGTTCTTAAAGATATTAAGAATGATGATGGTGAACTAATAAAAAACGTTAAAACTGATTTATTTTCTTGTTGGTGCGAGGTTTCTAAAGCTACTGTTAAAGAGTTTAAGGAGCGTACTGCGTCCGTAAAAAATGGAGAACTTCAGAAAAGACGTAATGTTAAGAATTTTTTTATTAGGTATCAACAGGAACAAGAAATTGATACTCGTATGCTAGTTCAGTTTAAAGGTAAAAACTATAAAGTAATTGATATTGAACCTGATGAAATGAACTTTGATTACTGTATGGTTAAGTGTGAGGTGGTTGAGTGAGTATCGCAGGCATTGAATCTATGCTTAAAAATATTGATAAACTTCAAGGTAATGGCGATAAATATGGACGCGAGGCTGTCAGAGAAGGTGCTGAAGTATATGCTAAAGTATTATCTAAAAACACCGCTAATGACATGGGAGACTTATCTCAATCAGTAGAAACAAGTGGGATAAAAGGCGCTGGAAAAGGAAGTTTAGAAGTAGATGTCGGTTATGATTATCAAACTGGTTGGAGAGCACATTTTCCGAACGATGGGACCGTGTATCAGAAACCGCAGCACTTTAAAGAACGAAGCACAGAAGAAGCTAGAGAACCAATTCAAAAGATTTTTTTAGATAAATTGAAAGGAGTGACTGATTTATGAGTTTGATTGAAACTGATGTTTATCATATTCTGTCAGATAGTCAAGAATTGATAAATAAAATGAATGAATTTAGAGGTCACTCTTTAGATGGTGATAATGGAATATTTGTGGATGAGATAAAAGAAACATATATCAAAAAAGAGTATGCACCTTTTATTAGAATAAACCTTATTTCCGAGATTAATAATAACTATCAAGATGATTTATCGCAATCAGAGGACCAACGAGTCCAAGTTAGTTGTTGGGCTAACAATTCAAAAGAAACTGAAGAGTTAAAAAATATAATTGATAGATTACTAGAGGAGCATAATATTGAACAGTTTTATGGTTCGAGGTATAAAGACCCAGATATCAATTTAAAAATGAGTGTTAGGAAATACAGACGAATAGATTGGAAGTCACGCTAATAAGTGTGGCTTCTTTTTTATATCAAAAATTAGAAAAGAGGAATTTAAATGACAGAAAAAACAGTAAAAGTTGGGGTACGTCAACTAGAGTTTGCTCAATTAGATGAAAATGAAAAAGTACAAGGTGATATTGTTTCGTTACCAGGTTTAATTAGTGCAAAAATGAGTGTAACAGTAAATCAAGAGCAATTCTTTGCTGATGATGGTGTGTACGCAAACTTAGATAGTGGTGTAAGTGAATTAGGTTTAGAAATTAATGTGGCAGATATTAATTCTGCAATTAAAGCTCAATTATTAGGAGTAAATATCGAAGATGGTATGGAAGTATATACAGCTGATATTAATATTCCATCTGTTGCGATGACATTCCGTTCGACTACGAATGCAGGTAAAGCTGTTTGGTTTGGATTGGCTAAAGGCAAGTTCGCGTTACCGTCACATGATCTAAATACTAAGGAAGGCTCAGCATCTCCACAAACTGACACGATTTCTGGTGCATTTGAGATGCGTAATGACCGTGTGATGTATGTAATCGCACGTGAGGATTCAGAGGATTTCGATTTGGAAAAATTTAGAGCTAAAATCTACGGAACTGCAGCTAAACCAGAACCTGATCCAGAAACAAAAACTAAATAATTATTTTAAAGGCTATCTAAAAGGTAGCCTTTTTATTTTTGACAAGGAGGTTTCGTATGAAGATAAAACTTAAAATTGATGGCGAATTTAAGGAGTTCGAAAAGAAAGACTTTTGTTTGAAAGAAACTATTGTAGCAATGAAATATCTAAGAGATAACGAACAAGCTAGAGCAGACATGGTCGGTTACGGAACAGATGAACAAATTTTAAAATCTATGGAAATTGAAGCTATAGCTATGTCTGATATTTTTGACAATCAATTTACTAAAGATGAATTTATTAACGGTTTTAAAGCTGTTGATAGAGATTTAATAGAAGAAACAATTATCTTAGCTCTTGGAAATCATGAGGAAGAAGAAAAAAAGGAACAGTCAACTCTTTCGGAGAAGCCTACAAACAACTCGAAAGGCTTATTCAAGGGTTGGTTTCACAAGGGTACAAAATAAAAGAGATATACGCTTTGAAAATGAAAGATGTAGAGCTTTTGATTGATGTATCTAGTTTAGATGAAGAGGAGATACAGGAAGATACTCTTACTGATGATTTCTTAGCATTATTTTAACAGAAAGGAGGAAAAAAATGTCAGGAAAATTAGGTGATATAGCAGCTACAGTCAGTCTTGATATTGACCCATTTGTACAAAGCACACGTGTATTACAAGCTCAAACAAAAGGCATTAATAGTTCATTAAGGGCCCAAGAAATGGCAGTGAAGAATTCTGGTAAATCCATCAATGGACTGAAAGGAATATACAACACAACAGCACAAGCTATGAAAGTACAAAGTGAATTAACAGATAAGTTAAAGAATCAATACGAACGATACAAAGAGAGTATTGGCGATGTTAATAATGCATCTGAAAAAGAAATAAAAACGCTCATGAATAAAGAAAAAGCGTATTTAGATTCTGCAGGAAAGTTAGAGCAAATAACAGGAAAATACAATGCTTTAGGGAAAGAGATAGCGGTTCAAGAGTCTAAATTCACTAAAATGGGAGATAGTTTACAGAACTTAGGTGACAAGGTAACTAAAGCAGGAGATGGAATGACTTCATTCGGTAATAAAATGTCAGTGGGAGTAACCGCTCCAATCGTTGCTGGTGCAGGTATCGCTATTAAAGCAGCAAGTGATTATGAGTCAGCGTTTGCTGGAGTTAGAAAAACTGTAAATGCAAGCGATGCAGAGTTTGAAAAACTATCTACAGGCATAAGAAACATGGCTAAAGAAATGCCCGCTAGTGCTGTTGAAATTGCTAATGTAGCTGAAGCTGCTGGACAGTTGGGTGTATCAACACCTGATATCTTATCATTCTCTGAAACAATGATTAAGATGGGTGTTGCGACCAACATGAGCGCAGAAGAAAGTTCTGTAGCTATTGCAAGATTTGCAAACATTATGGATATGCCAATGGATAAAGTAGACAGGTTAGGATCATCAGTTGTTGAATTAGGGAATAATTTCGCAACTACTGAATCAGAGGTTGTTCAAATGGGGCTAAGGTTATCTGGTGTTGGTAAACAAATTGGATTATCTGAATCGGATGTAATGGGCTTAGCTGCTGCAATGTCTTCGGTAGGTATAGAAGCCGAAGCAGGAGGAACAGCGATGTCTACAGCTCTAAAGAAAATGCAAAATGCTGTAGCGGTATTTTTAACTGCTGATGAGGACCTAGAAAAAGCTAGAAAATCAATGAATGATAAAGATTTTAAAAAATTTGAAAAAGAAGTTGCATCGATGACTGATAAAACAGCTTCTTTCGCAAAAGTAGCAGGCGTTAGCTCGAAAGAGTTCGCTAATTTATTTAAAGATGACCCGTCAAAAGCCTTACAAAAGTATGTTGAAGGACTAGGTAAAGCTAGTGAAAATGGAGAAAATTTGAATAATATTTTAGATGATGTCGGAATAAAAGGGATTAGGGAATCCGATACATTCTTACGTCTTGCAGGTAATAGTAAATTGCTAGGAGAGGCATTGGATTCATCTGGTAAGGCGTGGGATGAAAATTCAGCATTAGCTAATGAAGCAGAACAACGATACGAAACACTAGAATCAAAGTTATCTATGTTAAAAAATCAATTATCAGATGTAGCAATCGAATTTGGTGGACCTCTTGTAGATGCGATGAAAGATGGCATAGAAGCAGCAGAACCGATGATTAAAGTTGGTGCAGATATTGCTAAAAGCTTCAGTAATGCAAGCCCGGAAACGCAACAAATGATAATAAAGATGGGGCTATTAGCAGGTGCAGTTGGTCCTGTAAGTAGTATATCGGGTAAATTTATTAGTATTTTAGGCGGTGGAATAGGGACTATTGGTAAGTTTTCTAAAATAATAGGAGGTATGGCTAAACCAGTAGATATAGCTGGTAAAGCTTTAGATGGAGGTTCTAGTTCATTCGGAGTTTATGCTAAAGGTGGAGAAAAAGCCACTGGTGGAATTGCTAAATTTGGAAAAGCTGTTTTAGGGATTAACCCTTGGGTAGCAGGTGCAGGCTTAGCTTTAGGAGCAGGAGTATTAGCATGGGAGCTTTGGGGCAAAGGTGCTGTAGAAAGTGCTAAACGAACTAGCAAATGGGGGACAGATGTCGGAGAAACGACTGATAAAACTTTAACTAAACTAAAAAAACTTACAGATGACGGAAAAACAGCAATTGATGATTTAGCAAATGGTGTTGATGGTTCTTCTAAAAAGATTTCAGAGTCATTTAAAAGTATGGGTGAAGAAATGGCTGAAGGTGTAGAAAAAGGGTATCAAGAAAGCTTAGATAAAATTAAAGATTTACCGGATGAAATTCAAAAAGGCTTAAAAAAAGATATCGATAATAAAAAGAAACATGATGATGAAATTATCAAATCAACGAATGAATTATCTGATAAAGTGTTAAAGATAACAGAGTCTAAGAATGCTAAGCAAGGAAAATTATCTGAAGATCAAAAAAATATTCTTTTACAATACCAAAGGGAAATGAATGAAAAAGAAGTCGAACTTATGAATGTGAGTTCGGAAGAGAAAAAGACAATTCTTGCTGCTTTAAATGGTGATATTAAAGATATGAATGAAAAGCAATTAAAAGTTGCAAGCCAAGAACTACATGATTCATTATCTCAAGAATTAACTAGCTATAAAGAGCATAACGAAAAGCTAAAAGAATTATTTGAATCAGGGAAGATAAGCGAAGAAGCGTATAAAGAACAATCTAAAGCACTTGAAGCGATGCACAAAACAGTTACCGATAATATGGTTAATAACTTGATTAGGATTAAACAAGAACAAGGCAAATCAGATGAATTTATAATTGCATCAATAGAGAGTCTAGGCATAAGTTACGAAAAAGCTAAAGAGTACGTCAAGGGCTATTCTGATACTGTAGAAAAATCATCAAGCATCGTAGCGAAGTCATCTAATGATATGGGAGAATCAGCTTTAAAAGCTACTGAATCATGGAATAATATAATTCTTGATGATAAAACTGGTGATATTAAGACCAATCTTCCAGAGTTTTTAGGAGATCTAATTAAGTCTAAAGATGGATGGGAACAGATTAAGTTTATTACAAAAAATGCAGACTTAACATCAAATGCAAAAGAAATGATATTTAACGCTATTTCAGAAAGTGGTAAATGGAATGATTTAAAACTAGACAAAAAAATCCTCAAAGCAGAAAATACTAGCTTGCTAATTGAGTTAACAGAAACAGAAGGTGCCATTGCACAGTTTAATAATATGCCAGTCGAATTAAAAAAACTTTTGATTGACGGTTCAGATAAAATGAAAATTGAGGAAATACAGGTTGCTTTAAAGCAGTACGATACGATGAATCCTAATTTAAAAAATTTATTGATAGATAATTCCGATGCTGTAAGCAAGACTGATACGGCATTAGGTAAATTAAATTTATATGATATGTCGCATCCAGAAACCAAATTATTAAACGTAGATAATTCAAATGCTGTAGATAATGTCGAGTATGCTAGAGAAAGATTAGGCATATATGATACTACTAACCCTAATCCTAAAAGGTTAGAAACAGTCGGTGATTTGACGGGAGTTTATGATGTAGAAAATGCTTTAAATAGTGTTAATGATAAGGATGTAAATATAAATGTTAAAACAAATTATTCAGCGGATTTTATAGGCCCAAGATTACCTGGTTACAAAAACGGGACTACGAATCACAGTGGAGGTCCTGCTATTTTAGGAGATGGTAAAAAAAATGAGCCTTTCCTAACGCCGACTGGTTTTATCGGGATTTCACCTAATAGAGACACACTAATTCCTAACCTACCAAAAGGGACGAGGGTGTGGCCATCTATAGAAAGATTTAAATCGGATATGCCTAAGTTTAAGCAAACGAAAGCGTTCAGTTTGATGGGGCAAAACTACTCTAATAACAAAAAAGAAACAGATGGTACAACTATTAATAATTATGATTTAAATGGATTTATGAATGGAGCTAACATCGAATTAAAAGATAAGTATGATACAGAACAAATGATGAAAGATATTGCGTGGGCGATTAAAAAGGAGAGTGCTAGATTACAATGATGTCGAGATATTTTATTTTAAACGACAAGAAATCGAGTGATTTTAATGTCGCTTTACCTAAAGAATTTAGTTTTGAAAGTTCTTCACCAACAGTTGATTTTATTAAAATACCTGGGCTTGATGGTGAATTAGCTGTTAATAATAAGTCTTTAAGTAACGTAAAAAGAAAATTAACGTGTGGCGTTATAAATCGTAATAAAGAAAGTTATCATTCTATACACGAGAAATTATCTGACTGGTTATCAATAGATGGCTGGACAGATTTTTTTTATAGTGATGATGAACTATATACCTACAAAGTGTTGATTTCCGATAGTTTTAATTTAGAGAGAATACAGAAGAATTTCTTAAAATTAGAGATAGAGTTAACATTTAAACCGGTTAAATATTTAAAAAGCGAGTTAAACCCTAAGATTATTACAAGTGGAACAATTATAAAAAATACTAAAAATTTAGATGCAAAGCCATTAATCGAAATTGAAGGTCAAGGAGATGTAACCTTAACAATAAACAATCAAAAAATAACTGTAAAATCACTTGATAAGCATATTGCTTTAGATTGTCAAAGTCAAACAGCGAGACAAGGGAGTCAAAATGTTTCTAAAAAAGTTTATGCAAATAGTTATCCAGTGTTAAAAAAAGGTGAAAATAAAATTTCATGGACGGGTAATGTAACAAAATGTACAGTAACAACGAGATTGGGGGCTAGGATTTGAGTTATCCAATACTATATGAAGCAAATGAAACTGATTTTTTTAGCATGGGATTAGGAGTATTAGCGGATGCTATTAAATGTGAAGTATTAGAAGAAAGAAATGGTCGTTTTGAATTGGAAATGACATATGCAAAAGAAGGAATATTATTCAAAGAAATCAAAAACGATAGAATAATTAAGGTAGACGTTGGGCATGAATTAAAAGCTCAACGTTTTTCTATTGAAAAAATTACTAAAAACTTTGATGGCACACTACAGATTTTCGCTGTTCACTGTAGTTATTTAAGCGAGAGATTAGGCTTGAAACCAGAAGTGATTATTAATGGTTCAGCTAATACGGCAATAAATCAATGGAATAACAACTTGATAGGACAGAGCCCATTCATTGTGGATAGCGATATACAAACTACTGGGAAAACAATTTGGAATATCAAAGAAGTTGATAACCCGAGAATAGCGCTAGGTGGTGTTAAAGGTTCTTTATTAGACGTGTATGGTGGTGAGTTTAGATTTGATAATTACCACATTTCATTGATGAAATCGAGAGGGAACAAGACAGGTTATCGCATCTCGTATGGAAGAAACTTAACTAATATTGAACAAGAAGATTATATATCAAGTACGTATACATCTGTATATCCTTTCGCTGTTCAAAGAGAGGACAAGCAAAATAATCAAGAAGAAAAGGTTATTACAACTAATGGTTATATCGTACACAGCGAGCATGTTGATAAGTATTCGCATCCACGAATTATACCTATAGACTTCACTTCTGAATTTGAAGAAGATGAAAAAATAACCTCTGACAAACTGAAAAGTTTAGCCACGAAATATATAAAAAATAATTCGATTGGTATTCCTAAAGTTAGCTTAGAAGTAGAATTTGTTGATTTAGAACAAACATTAGATCATCAAGATGAGGTATTTGATGAAAAAATAAATCTTTGTGATGAAGTGTTAATTTCATTTGAAGAAATGGGCATCGATATAACGGATAAAGTAACATCAATCATTTGGGATGTTTTATCTGATAGATACCTTAAATTGAACGTAGGCGATGCTCCAAGAACATTAGGTAGCAAATTAAAGGATCTAGACGGAAAAGTTCAGGAAGCTGAAAAGAATTCGAATAACGCTTTAACATCGGCTAATGGAAAAAATACAAATTTCTATGGTCCTGATGAACCAATAGCTAATAAAGTTGGCGATACGTGGTTTAAAGATATTGGTAATGGCGAGTATGAGATTTACCAATGGAACGGAACAATTTGGGAATTAGTTAGCTTCGATTATTCAGTAATTGAAAAAGAATTAGAGCAGCACAAAGAAGATATCAAAAATGCTTTAGATAATTCTGAACAAGCTATTAAAGAAGCAGACTTTGTTGGCGGAAAACTAGAAGATGTTGAGAATACATTAGGTGTTCAAAATTCAAAAATTGATGAAATAGATAAGCAGTCCATTAGCAACGGTAAGTGGATTGAAGAAAATGAAACATCAATCAAAGAAACAATTGCTCAGACAGATGAAAATGGTAAGAAGTTAATTCAGATTGAGAAAAATACCGAAGGGTTAAGCTCAACTGTCATAGATTTACAGAAAGACTTTGAGAATTTAGAGTTACCTGCTCGAAACTTAGTTCGTGATAGTTTAGTAGAAAAATGTAGTACAAGTTATTTATTTCAAACTTTTGAAACTGTCGAAGCATGGAGTAAAGAAGATGAATACCAATTTCTTCTTAAAGGCAATCTTCCAGATGGAAAAGAACCTCGCATTTATGGGGAAGATGTTAGTGGTATTTATTTAACAAAACTATCTAAAATATCAGACGGATTGTATGGTTTTAAAGGTAAAATTAATGATGTTAAATCACTTAAAAATATTTTGAAAGTATACTTGTACCCTGATGATAAAATAGAGTGTTGTGTTGATTGGATAGCCGTTTATAAAAATGATGATACCTTAAAATGGTATCCTGCTTTAGAAGATAATTCTAAAACACTAGCAAAACACTGGACTGCTATCGAACAGAACGCTCAAAAAATAAAAGAAACAATCGGAAAAACTGACGAACAAGGGACTAAATTAACTCAGATTGAAAAAGAAGCTGGTCGCATAAATGAGAGCTTAGTTGAGATAGAAAATCAAAAAATTGGTGGTAGAAACTATTTTATTAACTCCGAGAAATTAGATAGTGGAAATGTGATTGGCTATCAAGGTTCCGTTGTTAATGTCTATCCAAACCAAAAAGTCGATGAATGGGGGACGGATAAAGCTTTTAATATTCAGTGCTGGGACGGATCGTCTGAAATTAAAGCGATGATTCACTCGAGAAGTTCATATATGTCTGATGGTACTAGCTATTCTCCAAGTATTTTTGTTAAAAACAATGGACAAGCAAATGTAAGGATTTCTTGTAATATTGGTGCTGAATTAATAATAAAAGGGGGCGAAACTAAACGTTTAGAGTTTAATGTAAAAAATTCCACAAAAAATGGAATTATGCAGTTTTTAGTTAAACCAACAGCAACTTCAGCAAATATTACAGTTTGGCATCCTCAGTTTGAAAAGGGAGATAAACATCAAGATTGGCGACCTGCGTGGGAAGATGGAGACATCAAGATAACGAATGTTGAAAAAAATGTAAATGGTATTCAACAAACCGTACAAAATAAAGCAGATAAATCAGAAGTTACACAGTTAGCAAATCTATTCGACGTGCGTGTAACTGGTCTTGAAGATGATATTGATGAAAACTATGCAGCGCTCAATATATTAAAAGACAATATCAATTTGAAAGTTAATGCTAAAGATATTATCTCTCAAATTAATTTATCACCAGAAACAATTTTAATTCAAAGTAAAAAAATTATGCTGGATGGACAAGTTAATATTAATGACGCTTTTATCAAAAAAATAACGATAAATACTGCATATATTAACCATCTTAAAACAGTTAATTTTGATGCCGCTCAAGTTACATCGGGTTACATTAATTCGAATCGTATTCAAGCTAAGTCTATTACAACTGATAAATTAGCAGCTAATGCAATCCAAGTCGGGTTTAATGCAATCGGAAATGCTATCAAAATATCGCCTAACGAATTATCTTTCTATTCAGGTTCAACATTGGCCGGTGAAATAAACTCGAAAGGTGTATCGTTTTATTCGGGAACACGAGCGATTGGACATATAGGGGTCAATAGTAAAGCTGGTAATTCGTCAGTCAAAGGACTTGTAATGGACTTAGATTATACAGGTGATTTTGTGTCTTGGGGATTTAGCGAGAGCGCAAGCGCTTCTACCTACACAGGTATGTTAAGTCTTGATCCAAAAGGTAAGTTCACGGGTGAAAAAGGAGTTCATATCCCAGGATTATTACATTTGAATCAAATAAGACCTGCAGGGAAACCATATCAAAATTTAGAGTTTACTAGCGTGGTTATAGGTTCAACAAAATACCCAGCTTTAATGGCTGCTACCAGTAAAAACGGAATAGCTTTCGGTTCTCAATACCTATATATAATCAATAATGGAAATTCTTACAATTTTAACGATATTTCAAAACTAATAAGCAAACTAAGCGGTTTAGGTAAAGTTGCTATCCCAACTGGTTTTGATGGTCAAGGTAATGTGCAAGGTTGGTATGACATGTATTTATAATAAAAAGGAGTGTATTAAATGGAGAATAATATTACGCAAGAGGATTTATATGAATTAATTAGTTCGCAAGGTTCTGAAATACTTAACCTTAAATTGTTAGTTAATAGTCTGAATAGACAGTTAGCAGAAGCTAATGAAAGCAAAGAAAGCGAGGAATCAAAATAATATGTTAAAAATTGAAAGTAAAGACATCGTAACAAAATTTAAAGAGATTTATGTTGATGATGTATTAGTTATTGGACTATCAATAGAGGTAGATAGTTCAAGAAAAGTAACGAATGGCGTTAACAGAATTGTTTACGATGAAGATTTATATCTTGAAAATAAAGAAGATATTAGAGTTGAAATGAATAAGTTTCAATCAGAAGCATTTTTGCTAGAAGATACTAATCAATTAAATAAACAAAAAGATGAAGCTACTAAATAGTAAGCTTTTTTATTTTATAAAAATTTGAAGAGGGTGACGTATGAAGACAGAAGTGTTAGTGGCATTAATCACATTATTAGGGAGTGGAGTAGGAACGTTTGGAGGTGTGACGTATGGTTTGAAATTTTTAGGATATCGTATCGAGCAATTAGAAAAGAAAGTTGAGAAGCATAATAACGTGATTGAACGTACTTATATTTTAGAAGAAAAACAAAAAACAGCCAATCATCGAATTGATGATTTAGAAAGTAAAGTAGGTTAATTAGTAATTGAGAGTAGCCAATTTAATTTGGTTGCTCTTTTTTTATAAAAAAAGAAAAGAGGTTATTTATGAAAAATTTTAAAGTAACACGTTTAATTGTTTTAATGGCAGTTTTAATGGGTATCAGTGTCACTAGCACGGTATCAGACGCGAGTTCAGGCAATTCTGCGCATAGTTATGCAATAAGAACGTCAGAGCCATCGTATAAAATTGATACTACTTACAAATTAGGGGCATATGAAGGTTCTAGTCAAAAAGCAGTTAATAATTTCATTGTTCTCCATGAGGTTGGGGTCGATAATTCTCCAGCAATCAACAATGCTATTTTTATGAAACGAGAATGGTCCAATAATGGGGCATACACCTCATTTATTGTTGGAGATGGCGGTAAAGTTTATCAGGTAGGGGAAGATGGATATGTTCAATGGGGCGCTGGGACATATATGAATAACAACTCTCCAGTTCAAATTGAATTAGCGCGTACTAATAATAAAAAAACTTTTGAAAAAGATTATAAGGTCTATGTAACGCTTGCTCGTGACATGTCAAAAAAATATAACATTCCATTAACACTTGATAGCGCCTATCCAAATCGAGGTATTAAAACTCATTTATGGGTAACGCAAAACATTTGGGGTGACCATCAGGATCCGTATGCTTATTTAGCACGATGGGGAATTACTAAAGCTAAATTATCTAATGATATTAAAGTAGGTATTAAAACTGGAAATGAAGTTGTTCCGCCAAACAAACCTAATAAACCAGAAAAACCAAAACCACCAGTTGCAGCACCTAATGGTAAATGGATTAAAGAAAAAGGAACATTCAAACTTTCTGAAACCATTAACCTTAGAAATAAACCAGATACATCAAAAAATGTAATCATGCAGCTTGATAAAAACCAAGAAGTTAAATACGATCAATTCATTGTAGCTAATCAATTCGTATGGATTAGACAGCCTCGAGAAGATGGAACATTCGCTTATATGGCAACAGGAAACGTAGATAAAGGAGTTCGTTCAAGCTACTGGGGAACATTTAAATAAAATTAAAAGCCTATCTCATTTTGAGGTAGGCTTATTTTTTATGCTTACTTTTTAATGTAACGCTGCTTAGTTACTAAACTAGTTGTATTCATTTCATCAAAACATCTTCTGAAATAATGGGACCACTTAGTCATATTCTTCGCATTTTCTGCAGCTGCAACAGAATCGTAGATATAGACTTTTTGATATACACGATTAATGACTACATTACCTCTACGATATATTAGTTTTTCAATACTTTCCATCAGCTCGTCATACAGACGTTTTTCTAGTTGTTCTTTAGTTTCCAT